ACGGCGCCTGGTTCTGTGTGCGTGTGCCAGGTGAGAAGGCAGCGCTGTTCTCAGGCCCGATCAACGTAGGGATGGCTCGTCAAGTATTAAATCTCCACAAAGCGATTAGAGATATAGAACTAAAAATCGCCGCGCACTGCGAGCACTGCGAAGGAGCCGGGTGGACTGAGACAGAGAAGATGGTGCGTGTGTCAGGCGAATACCAGGCATATGAGCCGGTAGGTCAAAAGGAGCGGTGTGAACACTGTAATCCACTGGGGGTATGAAATGAAATGGACAGATGAACGAACAGCTAAGTTAGTAAAGCTCTGGGGCGAAGGCTATTCCGGCAGTGAAATCGCCGAGATCCTCGGCGGGGTTTCTAGAGAAGCTGTCTTGGGTAAGATCTTTAGGCTGGGCAAGCAACGGGGAAAGGCATGAACTTAACAACAGAAGATACACAGACAGTGATCTTGGCGCTGCGTGAATATCGTGAGCATTGGAACGATGAAAAAAACAAACAGCTCTTCGACCAGGTCAATCATTTGATGCGCAGGTTTCAGTCCTCACTTGAGAAAAAGGTCTTTTACAAAGAGTATCGTAATGGAAAGTGACGCCACGTCACTTGCGTCTGTATCGTACTACAGCGTATAGCATCGTATGTGGATAATTTTACCGGATTGACTGAAAATTTGAGCCGTGTGTAAAATCGCTTTGCGCCAACTAAGCTATAACGATAGCAACTGAGCTTAAAAAAAATAAGCCAAGCGAAACAAAAACCACCCTAAATATGGTTTTTGATTTCGCGTTACAACTGAAACAACTCAGTTACCAGCTATAACTTAGTATATACATTCAGCTCTGTTTTTTTTGCTGAGAGAAACTTGTGGATAAGTACACAACCAATAGCCTCAATGACCTCTTCATGGCAGCCGCTGAAACTGAGCGAAAACTTCCTCCAGCTATTCGTAAGCAGAAGATGTCTTCTTGGCCGGAATATGTCCAGGAGTGGAGCGCATATGGATGGCATTCACCAAAACAAACGCTGCCCAAAGCTACACCAAAAGAAATATCAGAATACGATCAAGCTCTCCTTCTCGGCATAACGCACCTGGACAGCGATGATCGAAGGCTTATCTGGATGGTAGCTCAGTCAGCCGCCTTCAGAGAACGGGGGCCAAAATGGCAACGCCTCGCACGTATCATGGGCCTGGTAGATGGTAGACAGGTCAGAAGAAGATATGAATACGCACTCAACAGGATGGTCTACAGAGTAAACGCAGAACCTCAAAAAACAAATTTCGGGTTATCTTCTTGGTCAGCAAATATGTCATAGCAACCAAGTAAATCATAACGGTGACCGTATTGCTCATGAAGCGCGTCATAAAAACACTTCTCAAAAGCAATAAGCTTCTGCAAATTACGACGTTCCCCTTCTTCTAAGTGCTTATCATCCAGCATGTCTTCATGCACTTCCATAACCACGCACAAATTATTCATGATAACCTGATACTCAAGCTCGCTTAAATTCATTCTGCGCTCCTTTTTTCATAGAATAATAAAATTAGAACCAACAAACTAGCCCACGTATTATGTCAACTCGAAACCCCTGCATGACGTAAAGTGTTAAGCCATATAACAAGTTATAACAAATTGCTTGCGCGAATGTACGAAATGTAGTAGGGATTATGATATGATAGCACAACTTTTTGTGCTTCCTCCCTGTTCGACTTTACCCAGCCGCTCACGCAATCTTAAAATGCTTGATACGTTCTTACTGCTCCGTACTTAGCGGCTGGGCCTTTTATGGAGGATTGGAGGATTTGGAGGATTTGGAGCTTCATACGAGACGCACATGACAGTCACACCTCTTAGAAAAAAACCACGCATCTCAAAGCAAGTCATGGAAAAGATATGCTTGGGACTGATGGAAGGCAAAAGCCTCAGAAGCTTATGCACCGCTAAAGATATGCCAAGCCACATGTCTGTCTATAGACACATCAGAGAAGATGAAGACGCATACGTCATGTATGATAGCGCCAGGCAGATCCAATGCGAAAACCTCAGAGAAGAAATACTAGCGCTCGTCGAAGCTCCGCTACCAGATGATCCCAAGCTCGCTATGGCAGAGGTACAGCGTAGACGCCTGGAAGCAGATCAAAAGGATAAGTTCATTAGACAGCTCGCTCCGCTCGGGCTCAGAGGTAAAGCAGAGGACGGCAAAGGACAGCAACAAGCAGGGACCATTGTGTTGCAGTGGGCAGGAGCTGAAGCTGTTTGAGATTAACAACAGGGTGATTTTGTTTTTATTGCATACATCTTGTGACGGCTCGCGCGCACGAAGCATGGCCCCGCCTGTTTGAATTTTGTTTTTGTTTTGTCCAGTTCTGCGACCCAGTTGCGACCGAAGACACCTAAGCCCTTGTAAACAAACAAATGGTGTCGGGGGCTACACCCGATACATTATATTTGCTGGCCGGCACCGACCCCCACCCCCCGAAAAACCGGGCGCCGATCAGTAGCTATAACACAACCTAAGAATGGCACCACACACACTGATGCAGACGATAACAATTCCATATTCGCCGCGTCCTTTACAGCGTACATTGCACAATGAGATGCGTTCTAAGCGTTGGGGTGTTGTTGTGTGTCACCGTCGTTTTGGGAAGACTGTGTGGGCTATCAACCATATATTGCGTGATGCTATACTTTCTCAGGATGTTAATCCTCGGTATGCGTATATGGCTCCGACGTATCGTCAGGCGAAGAATGTGGCTTGGGATTATTTGAAGCAGTTTGCTGGTGAGATCCCTGGTGTTCGGTTTCATGAGACAGAGTTGCGGTGTGATTTGCCTACGGGTGCTAGGATATCGCTTCTTGGTGCTGAGAACCCGGATAGTTTAAGGGGCATCTACCTTGACGGCTGCGTGATGGATGAGGTTGCGCAGATGCCTGAGAATGTATTTCCGGAGGTTATTCGTCCGGCATTGAGTGACCGTAAGGGCTGGGCGGTGTTTGTTGGGACGCCTATGGGTCACAATGCGTTCTTTGATTTGTATGAGCAAGCTAGGTCTTCTGATGAGTGGTTGACGGCTGTTTACCGTGCATCTGAGACGGGTTTATTGGATGATGAGGAGTTGGATGCTGCGCGAGCTATGATGAGCGCGGATCAGTATGCTCAAGAGTTTGAGTGTTCCTGGAATGCGAATGTTCCTGGCAGTATATATGGGAAGGAGCTTGAGGCGTCTGTAGAGGCGGGTCGGATATGTAATGTTCCGTATGATCCTTCTGTGCCTGTAGATACGTGGTTTGATCTTGGGATTGGTGATAGCACGGCTGTTTGGTTCACGCAGAGTGTTGGTCGTGCGATTCATGTGATTGATTTCTATGAGAATAGGAACGAGGGCTTGCCTCATTACTGTCATGTATTGAATAGCAAGGGATATTTGTATGGGACGCATAATGCGCCGCATGACATTGAGGTGCGGGAACTGGGGTCTGGGAAGAGTAGGCGTGAGACGGCTTATGACTTGGGCTTGAATTTTCGTGTGGTTCCGAAGTTACCTTTGGAAGATGGAATTCATGCGGCACAGATGATTATACCGAGGTGTTGGTTTGATCGTGATGCTTGCAAGGTTGGTTTGGAGGCTTTGAGGCATTATCACCGGGCGTATAATGAGAGAACGCGAAGTTTTCGTTCTTCGCCTGTTCATGATTGGTCGAGCCATGCAGCTGATGCGTGGAGATATTTTGCGGTTGGATTGAGGGAGGCGAGGGACAATGGACGCCCACCCCAGAGCATGGCGGTGAGCCAGTATGATCCATTTGCGGCGTAAGGATGAAATATGGTTAAAATTCTTGATGATTTAAGGTTTGCGGTGAATAACATCAGGAGTGGTGCGGCATTTGTGAATGACCCTGTTCGTGCGTCGTCTTTGCTTGCGGGTGTTGGGGAGACTAAGTCTGCAGAGGCTATTGCTGCGGATCGTGCATTTGAGAGTGCTGCTAGGGCAGAAGCAAATAGGGTGCGTATTACCTCGTCGGGCGGATCTGGTGAGAGGGGTGCGCAAGCAATTGCTGCGAAAGAAGGTGAGCTTTCGACGTTTGATGTAATGAGCGTGATGCCTATTCTTAGCAACCAGGTGGGTAAAAGTGGTTCGACATATTACGAACAGCTAGAGGCGGGTGGGAACATTGAGGCGCGTGTTGGCCGTCGTGATGGTGAGCCGTATCTTTATATGGTTGATGATAAGGGAACTGTGCGCGAGGTTATGCGGGTAGATTCCCCAGAAGTTGGTAAGCTGGAAAAAGCTGCGTCGATAATAAATGCCTTAAATCAGAGCGTAAAAGTAGAAGATGATTCAGATGCTGATGCTGATGCTGATGCTGATGCTGATGCTGATGCTGGCCCTACAGATGAAGAGCGCACCACATCGCCCAACACGACAGAGATCTTAGACACGTCATTAGACTTAGTGCCGGCAGATGACACACCAGAATCTATTGAGGCTACTGAGAAAGTTGAGGAAGAATACGAAGAGGTTGTTGAAGGAGCTGAAGACACGTTTGGCACTGGCATTGATGTTGAGACAGAAGGTGGCCAGCTTATAAGCGAAGAAATAACCACAACCGGCCCTGCCAATGAGGAACAGCCGGAAAGCGAACAAATAGAAGTAAGTGTTGGCACTGAGAATATTGGTGCGGGTCTTGGCGGGACAACGGAACAGCTGGAAAGTTCTTTCTCAGAGAATGAGATAAGATTGCAACAAGAGCTGGAGGCAGCACAGGCAGCGCTTCAAGCGCAAGAAGCAGAGCAAAAGGCGCAAGCAGAGAGTTTAGCAGCGCTCCAAGCACAGTTGGATCAAGCCACATCTGCAGAAGCTATTAGTGCAATTTTTGAAGAGCAAACGGAAATAGCGCAAGAGAGGTTGTCAGCGGAAGCTGGTCAGGCGAGCTCCGCTGTTGCAGAAACGCCAGGAACATCGGCTGAAGTTGTTATAAACCCTGGTGATGCTCTTAGCACTGTTCCCGTGGCGCAACAGACATACTCAAGCGGTACAGCGCAAGGCGGTCAGATGCAACAAGATGCGAGCATAAGCGTTGGTGCAGCTGAAGATGCGGCGATAGATTTTTACAACAAAGGTGTGCGCGGCACGATCTTGACCACACCTGGTGGGCTTCTCACAAATCCAGACGATCCAAATCTTAGACCGCGTAGGGGGCTGATAGGATGATTATTAAGCGGCCAATGAACTTAGCGGGGCTGATGGGGCGTGACAGTTTCCAACCTGCCGCCATGATGGGACAAATGACTGTTGATCCTATGGAGCGCCTTAATCAGAAAATGGCAGGTAGGAAGCAGGGCCAGAAGATGAAAGGTCTGAAGGCAAAAAAACCTAAAAGCACAATGATGACGCGAGGCTACGATGGCTAGAGGTCTGTACGATAATATTAATGCTAGGAAGAAAAAGGGCATATCGCGCCCGAAATCAAAAAGCACCATTTCTCCGAGTGCTTATGCCAACATGAAGGCAGGTTTTCCTAAGAAAAAGAAAACAATGATGAGTAAGAAAGATGGCTGAAGGTAAAAAGCACTATCTGCCTGACGGCTCTGTTTACACGGGTCCGACCCATAAACTGGGCAGCAAGATTATGAGCGGCGCAACACATACGGATGAGAGCAAAATGCTGTCTCATAGACCGCGCAAAGGCAAAACCATGATGAATAAAAAGGAGAAAAAGTAATGCCAGGGTCCAAGTATTCTCCGAAGCAAAAGAAGCTTGCAGCGGTTGCAGCGCCTAAAGACAAAATCAACAAAGCAGATTTTGACAAACTGCGCAAAACCCCAAACAAGAAAAACACAATGATGTCAAAGAGTTATAAGTAATGTCTCAAGTAACTCCACTGGTTGCCCAGCTCGACAAGCGCTTCAAAACGCTTCAAAGTCAACGCAGCAACTGGGAAAATCATTGGCAACAGCTGGCAGATTACATGCTGCCACGCAAGGCCGATATCACAAAGAAGCGCACCCAGGGTGACAAACGCACTGAGCTGATCTTTGACGGCACGGCAATACACGCCGTTGAGCTGTTGTCTGCGTCCTTGCATGGCATGTTGACCAGCCCGTCCACGCCTTGGTTTTCCATGAGATACCGAAATCCTGTACTGCAACAGTCAGACCTCGCCAATGAGTGGCTAGAGGCGAGTGTTGATCAAATGTACAAAGCGTTCCAGCGGTCCAACTTCCAGCAAGAGATACATGAGCTTTATTACGATCTAGTGGTATTCGGCACCGCTGCCCTATTTGTCACAGAAGATCCCGAAGGCATCAGGTTTCACTGTCGTCATATTGCAGAGATAACGATATCTGAAAGCCAGGATGGGCGCGTTGACACCGTTTACCGGCATTTCAAAATGTCAGCCCGGGCAATCGCACAACAATTCCCAGATGAAAATCTACCGGCCAAGATTAAAAAAGACATAGAGGAAGACCCTTACAAAGAACATGACCTGGTCCATGCTGTCTTTCCGCGCACAGAAACTAGTGGACGGCGCGCAAAAAGCAAACCAATTGCATCGGTTTACTATACACAAGATGACCGGCAGCTTCTTAGCGAGAGCGGCTTTGATGAGTTCCCTTTCATGGTCTGCCGGTTTGTCAAAGACTCTGTAAGCACATATGGTCGATCTCCGGCCATGACCGCTCTCCCCGACGTGAAGATGCTGAACAAGATGTCTGAGACAACCATCAAGGCCGCTCAGAAACAAATCGACCCGCCCCTAATGGTTCCTGACGATGGCTTCATGCTGCCCATCAGAACAACGCCAGGATCATTAAACTTCTACAGATCTGGCACCCGTGACAGAATGGAGCCCTTGCAGATCGGAGCCAACAATCCTCTGGGTCTGAACATGGAAGAGCAAAGGCGGAACGCGATACGTCAAGCGTTCTATGTTGATCAGCTCCTACTTGGACAAGGGCCGACGATGACGGCCACAGAGGTCTTACAGCGCAACGAAGAGAAGATGCGTTTGTTGGGGCCAGTGCTAGGACGTTTGCAAGCAGAGCTCTTGCAGCCGCTGATATCACGCAGCTTTGCGTTGCTCCTTCGTGCGGGTCTTCTGCCCCAGCCACCGCAAGAGCTGCAAGGGCAAGATATTGATATAGAGTATGTCAGCCCATTGGCGAAAGCGCAGAAAATGACAGACCTGCAATCAATGCTTCGCGGTTTTGAAACAATGCTGCAGCTGAGCCAGGTGGCGCCGGTTATGGATTACTTGGATCAAGACAGGCTGGTTGAATATGTTGTGGAGACAACAGGTATGCCAGCGCGCATTATCAAGAGCTCGGCACAAGTACAGCAAGAGCGTCGTCAGAAAGCAGAGGCAGCTGCCCAGGTCGTGGCTCAGAATCCAGAAAATGGGTTGAACATGATCCAGCAAATGCAACAAGCAACAAGCAGTCTCGCAGCTGAATGAACAAAGAAATCAAAGAGCTGAAGCTCGCCTATCGCCGGACCTTCAATACCGAAGACGGTGAACATGTTTTACGTGATCTCAAACGTCGGTTCTCGTTTGAGACAACCACATTTTCGAATGATCCTTATGAAACCGCTTTCAATGAAGGACAACGCGCAGCCATGCTGTTGATCATTCGGATGTTGTCCGAACAAAAGGAACCAAATAATGAGCGAAGCAGTAGCTGAGGCAATCCACGACACTGGATCTCAAGAGGCCGCACCGGCACCTACTTTTCACGAAACCTTACCAGAAGACATTCGAAACGAACCAAGTCTTAGAAATTTTACAGACGCTGGTTCATTGGCAAAATCCTACGTTCATGCTCAGCGCATGATCGGAGCGGATAAAGTTGCAATACCAGGCGCAAGCGCAACACCTGATGAGTGGCGCGCAGTCTACACAAAACTAGGTGCGCCAGATAAACCTGACGCCTACGCTTTTGAAAACGTAGACGAAGAGACAATGTCATCGATGCGTCAAGCAGCCTTCGATATGGGGCTGACACAAGCGCAAGCCAACGGCATGGCTGAGTTCTACAACAGCCGGCTAAACGGATATAACGAAGCTTTTAACCAAGCCTCTGAGCAAATTGCGATGGATAATCAGGCAAGTTTGCAGAAAGAGTGGGGCAAAGCTTTTAACAGAAATTTAGATATCGCTCGCAACACTGCAACGTATTTGCTGGGCGGTACAGAGATGTTTGATGAGATCCAGCTTGCAGATGGGTCGTTCCTGGGAGATCACCCGGGGATCATCAAAATGTTTCACGCTTTGGGCAAAGAGTTTGGAGAAGATCAAATGGTTGGCGAAGCAACTGAGATGGTCATGACCCCAGACGAAGCTCAACGCAAAATCGCAGAAATGATGGCTCCTGGGACGCCGTACCATGACAAGATGCACCCGGAGCATGATTTTTATGTCCAAGAAGTCGGAAGGCTTTTTGAATATAAGGTCGGATAACCGAAAGGCCCGACAGGAAGCTTGTAAACAAGCGGCTTAGCAGCCTCATAGCAGTCCGGCCCCATCGGGACAACCAGACGCCGTAACCCTTAAATTTTATCTGTAAAAGGATGACGATATGTCTACCCAAGTGACAACGGCATTCGTCCAACAGTTTTCAGCTAACATCTCTATGCTCTCGCAGCAAATGGGATCTCTACTGCGCAGCGCAGTAGACGTTGAATCTGTGAACGGCGAAAAAGCCTTTTTTGATCAGGTGGGATCGGCAGCGGCTGTACTGCGCACAAGCAGACACGCTGACACCCCGCTTGTTGATACACCGCATAGCAGACGCATGGTCACTCTAAGTGATTATGAATATGCTGAATTGGTTGACGATGCAGACAAAGTGCGTTTGCTGGTTGATCCAACAAGCACATACTCACGCGCAGCCGCCGCTGCGATGGGTCGTGCAATGGACGATGTGATTATTGCAGCTGCGCTTGGCACTGCAAAAACTGGTAAGGACGGTGGCACAAGCACTGCGCTTCCATCAGGCCAGAAAATTGCGCATGGATCTGCAGGTCTTACGCTTGCAAAATTGCTGTCAGCAAAAGAGATCCTTGATGCAAATTCCGTTGATCCATCAATTCCGCGTCACATCGTTGTGTCACCAAAACAGATCTCAGATCTTTTGAACAACACAACTGTGACATCGAGTGACTTCAACACTGTCAAAGCGTTGGCTCAAGGCGAGCTGAATAGTTTTGTTGGTTTTAACTTCATTGTCTCTAACCGTCTAACCACAGACAGCAACTCTGACCGCCAGGTCATTGCGTTTGCCTCAGACGGGATAAAGCTTGCAATGGGTAAAGAGCCGCAAGCGCGCATCGATGAACGTGCCGACAAGTCATATTCTACGCAAATCTACTACTGCCAATCTATCGGGTCGACCCGCATGGAAGAGGAAAAAGTAGTTGAAATTGCGTGTAATGAGTAAAGGAGACTGACTAATGGCTACCGTTTATTCAACACAACGCACAAACACTCGGGCAACCCCGGTTGTTATGAACAAAGCCAATGAGCTGGGTGGACGTATTCGCGTTGCTCATGGTACATATGAAGCATCTTCTTTGGCATCGGGCGATGTCATTGAGATGTTTATTCTGCCAGATGGCGCACGTTTGCTCGAGGGATCTCTCGCGCATGATGCGCTAGGTGCATCAACAACACTGTCTGTTGGTTATGCTGCGCACACAAACGCAGCTGGCACTGCAGTAAGCGCGTCTGCAGCTGCATACAAAGCAGCGGCTGCGTCAACATCTGCGCAGAAAGTTGACATCCTGGCCACCCTGGCTCTGGGCTCCGGCACAGAGACAGACACCAACGAAGACGGTGTTGCAATCACCGTCACAATGGGTGGTGCAGCTGGCACAGGAACCATTGAGTTAACAATCAAGTATGTTGTTGACTAATGGCAAAAACTCCGGCTTGGCAGAGAAAAGAGGGTCAAAACCCGAAAGGCGGTCTGAACGCGAAGGGCAGGGCGTCTGCGAAGGGTAACCTCAAACCTCCTGTGAAGTCGGGCAACAATCCACGGCGCGCTAGTTTTCTGGCGCGCATGGGCAATATGCCTGGGCCGGAGAGAGACAAGGATGGGAAACCAACCCGTCTTTTGCTCTCTCTTCGCGCTTGGGGCGCATCTTCTAAACCGGATGCACGGAAAAAAGCCAAACGCATTTCTATGATAAACAAAAACAAGGCTAAGGCATGACCTCAGTTGTAGACATAGCCAATTTCGCGCTGAACCAGATCGGTGCTTCTAACATCACTGCTTTGGATGAAAACAGCAAACCGGCGCGCATTATCAATCAAAGATATGAATCCGTGCGCGATGCGGTCTTTCGCGCGCATCCTTGGAATTGTTTAATCAGACGTGTGGAGCTGGCCCAGGACAGCGAAACGCCGGCGTATGGTTACGCAAAACAATATACGCTCCCCGCAGATCCATACTGTCTTAGAGTGTTAGAGTTTTCAAACGGGACGCTGACCTATCCCAGAGACAATATGTTTTCAAATAGCAATGGCCCTGCCTTCGTTATTGAAGGGCGTAAGCTTGTCACAGATGAGGCCGTCGCTAAAATAAAATACATTGGCCGCGTTACAGATCCTAATGAGTACGATGCAAACCTGATCGATACTCTGGCAGCGAGACTAGCCTTTGAAATTTGCTACGCGATAACGGGCTCTACCAGCATGGTTCAGCTGACGTCTGCAGTCTTCGATAGCAAACTGAGCGAGGCGCGTTATGTAGACGGCACAGAAGGCGCCCCAGAGCGCATAGAGGCGTCAGACTTCATAGAGGCAAGAATGTAAATGGCGCGCTCTGCACCGGCTCTCAGTACCTTTACGGCTGGCGAGATCAGCCCACGCCTCGAAGGGCGCGTCACGATCTCCAAGTACAAGGAGGGTTTGTCTGAACTGACCAACATGATCGTGCATCCGCATGGTGGTGTGACCAGGCGCCCTGGTACAGAGTTTTTGGGCGAGGTTAAAAACAGCGCAAACTTTACACGTCTCATTCCTTTTGAGTTTAAAACATCTGACACATATGCGCTGGAATTTGGCGACAGTTACATGCGCGTGTTTCGCAATGGTCTACAAGTTTTGGACAGTGCCAAAACGATAAGCGCAATCACCCAAGCAAACCCCGGGGTCTTAACGAGCACATCTCACGGCTACAGCAACGGCGATGAGGTATTTCTTTCCAATAGCAGCGCCATGACAGAGCTTACGTCGCGCAACTATCTGGTCGCCAACGTCACGACAAATACGTTTACTCTGACAGATCTTTTTGGCAATGCCATAGACACGACAAGCTTTACGGCCTTCGACAGCGGGGTGACCACATCACGGTTGTTTCAGATCACAACGCCGTATGGACCAACCGATTTGCCTAACCTGCGCTTTGCTCAAAGCGCTGATACAATGTATCTGGTGCATCCTGACTACGCGATACGAACGCTGACACGCACAGATCACAATGCCTGGACCCTTTCGACAGCAACGATTGTAGGCGCGCCAAGTCCCAATCTTAACAACGCGAGCGACAATTATCCAAGCGTTGTCACATTCTTTGAACAGCGCCTGGTTTTTGGCGCAACAAACAACAATCCGCAAAGCCTGTGGTTTAGCAAATCAGCTGACTACCTTAATTTTACAGTTGGTACAAACGACAACGACGCATTGATTTACACCATCGCATCGAACAAAGTGAACGCTATTAGGTATCTGTCAGCGACCAGGATTTTGACGATTGGAACAGCCGGCGGTGAATTTGTTCTAACAACAACCAACGGCGGTCCTGTCACACCTACGGCAACGGTGATCCGCAAATATTCCAATTACGGAACGACCGATACAGAGCCTGTCCAAGTGGCTGATGTGACGCTGTTCATCCAGCGGGGGGCGCGTAAGGTGCGTGAGTTTCAATATGCTGGTGACATTAATACCAACGCGTATGTGGCTCAAGACATTACGATTTTAGCAGAGCACATCACAGAAGGTGGGCTGACTGAGT